GTAACAAAATCAGCAATCCGCCCTGGGTCAAATTTCAATCGGCAGGGTGGGTCAATTTTCCATCAGCGCCAACATATCTGCCTTTCCTCGAAGGACTTAACCTTTCCCACGCGGGGCGCTGTAGGTTGTGAGGTCTTCTCGCTGGCTGGCAGTGGCCGCGGATTGACCCATCGGTAGTTTTGGTATTTCGGGTCATTGGCCCGCATTCGCACTGCCGTGGTCGACAGTTTGAGGGCAGTGGCCGCCTGACTGATGCTGGAGTACTCCAATCCATCGACAATGACCGCCTTCGAGGCTCGGTTGCTATAACCGTCGGCCGGCTTGGTTTCGCCCTTCCGATGAAAAGCCGGGAAGTTTGGGCTGCTCAGACGATAGAGCACCGCTGAGTTCGATAGGCCGAGAGCAGTAGCCGCCTGACCCACGCTGGAATATTCCACTCCATCTGCGATGACAGGGTGCCCGCTATTGTTCTCCATAGCGGGCGTCCTTCTTCCACTGATAGTTCGGGAAGGTAGGGTCGTTTGCCCGGTCCCGAACCTTCTGGTATGACAACCGGAGAGCTCGGAGAGCCTCGACAGCCTGAGTGATGCTGGAGTACTCCACCCCGTCAATAATGACCGCCTTGGGCGCGCCTGGCTTCCAGCGGTGGGGGGCTTTACTTTCGCCCTTCCGATAGTAGTTCGGATGGCTTGGGCTCCTAACGCGGGTGTAAATGACATGAGGCGAAAGCCCAAGCGCTCGCTCAGCTTCGCGCATGCTGGGATACTCCACACCATCTACAAAGACTGGCTTCCCCGTGCGCGGCGTCCTAAGAGTTCGCGGTCGCTTTATCTCGTCTTTTCGGCGGTAGTTCGGATAGTCAGGACTGCTCAGTCGATAACGCACAGCCTCATAGCTCACACCGAGCTTCTTAGCAGCAGCGGTGATACTGGAGTAGTTGACGTCATCGACCACAATTGGAGTGTTTTGGCTAGGGCTCGGTCTGCCGCTCAGATGATCGTACTCGACATCATCCGATACCCATTTCCGCTGATAGGTAGGGAAGTCTGGACTGCTCAGACGCAGCGACAAGACGTAGGGTGGCAGGTGGAGAGCCTTGGCTGCACGCTCAAGGCTGGGATACTCGACACCATCTACCACTACGAGAGGGGACCTACCTTTTCGGCATGTCATAGTCCACCTCCCCATAGCGCCTACGGTCCTCATACTCATTGCTCAGGCGCTCCCATTCGGCCTTTGACAACCGAGGCACCGGACCGAAACATGCCATCTCGCAGCGCGACGAGAGCGCATCACGGCCACCCAGTGCAGCGACACCTTGAGGTGCGGTTGCTTCCCAGGCATCGAGATGGCGATCAATCATCTCGGCCCGATGAAGCGCTTCGGCCACGGTTAGCTTTTTATTCGCCATCGTCTTCGTCCTCGTCTTCGCTCGCCTTGTACTTCGCCAGAAGGCCTGTCAGAGCCTTACGGTCTTCGCTGCTCATCTTCAGGAGTGCATCGGCGCTGAGGCCTGTGTCATCGACCTTCACGCGGAGTCGGTCGGCCAGCTGGTCGCCATAACGGAACTTGAGCATCACTTCCAAGAGCCGATCACTATGTTTCCGCATAGTCAGCGGGCGCTCTTCACCGGTAGTTGCATCGCGCGTCATGGAAACTTGGCCCTGGTAAATAACAGGCTCTTCCACCCCGATGCAGGCGCGTCGATAGGCTTCGTCCAACAGGGCATCCATCGCGACATCAATTGCCTGTTCCCAACGGCGGCGAAATTCCAGGTCGTTTCGCTTGTACTCGAATGCGAGAGTACGAGAAATGCCACACGCGGCTGCCGCCTGTTTAGGCGATGCGGTGTCTTCGAGTATCTGAATGAAAAGGTCCTGAACTTCAGGGGTGAACTTCTTAATGGTCATGGCACGACCTCAGTTAACTGGTTTTAAAAGTTATCGTGCCGTGTTTATACGCGCGGGCATGCCCTTATATATCGATGAGAAACAACAGCTTAGATTGAGGGGCGCTCAGATCATTGATTAGGCGGCCTGGGTCTATGCGCGTGAGGGTAAGGCCTGGCACGGTAGAGAGGACAATATTTATAGCGATTCAGCGTAGAGGCTTATCGGGCAGGAGGAAGGATTGCGCAAGTGCCCCTTGATTCACCGACGCCCCGCTAAGGTCGGCCACGGTTGATCGATCGATTTAAATTCAGACCCACACGGACTATTGTCCGTGCCCCTTAATAAAGTCCGTGCGTCCCAAAGCCTTGTTTTTCTTATATTTCACTATCTTCACTATCTTCACAAACAATAAATAAGATATAAGAATAGAATAATCCATAAATAAATACTAAATGCCACCTTGGCTATTTAGTATTTAGCTATTTAATTTCGGCTCGTTATCCGGGCGAACGCAAAACTCGTTAGTGCGAGCGAGCGTTAGTGCGTTCAGAGCATAACTTATTGATCTATAAAGAAAAAACGGCCGACCGATCATTTCGATAGGTCGACCGTAAGTCCGTGGCCGGGATTGCCCTCTGTGCTGTCAGCCGCGTCCAATTGATTTCGCCCAAGTAGAGCGAGCCTCGTCAAGGCGGGGTAATACCCATCTCCAGACCCTATGCCCACCGTCAAGGGAGACCTGCCGCTGGCCGATGCCCGCTTTGCGCTTGATCTTCATGGCCCACCCTTTCTTATCCCTGGGCCTCACACCAAGCATCTTTGCGTACGCCACGTAGTTCAAATAGAGCTCTTCGGTGTCCGCTTCTACAGCCTCCTCACTCCAAGGCAGCTCGTCCATCAGACCAGGTAGACGCCCACCCTCCAATAAGCCGTCCCACCAAGACTCTTCAGCCCCCTGACTCATCTCGATCTGCTCAGCCAGGGCTTCGGTCCTCGGCACGTTGTCCCTAGGGTGCCAGCCCCTGATATCTCGTTGAAGCATGTCGAACAGCAGACCGGCAAGCCCTCCTTCATCGAGCTGCTTGTTCAAAGCGAGAAAGAACTCTCGATCCCCTAAACGGCGCTCGTTCACGTTGAACACTGCGAACCTTCGCTCCCCGTCCATGCCGGCAGGAACGACCCAATCGTTATTAGACGCCATGATGATGTGAACGTGGTTCTTGCCTGTTACCGCGTCGCGCCCCTTGCCCTCGTAGGTCAAAGTGGGCTCGGTCACGAGCTGTTTGAGCACCGCCTCCCCTGCCTTGTCGCCAGCCCAGAATGCTTCATCGGCGAAGAGGCATACGCAGTTCTGTAGGTGTGAATTGAAGCGCCCAACAAGATGTCCAGGTGAGCTGATGTGGAGCCCGCTTGCACCGGATAGCTTGAACAGCGCGCGGCCCAGTGTGCCCTTGCCAGTACCTTTCAACCCCCTGAAGGCGATTGCAACTTCCGCAACCTTCTCAGGGTACTGGAACATAAACGCCATCCAGTTAAGGACATATTCAAACGACTCCGCATCCCCGTCGGTAAGAACGTCACGAATGAGCTCGCGCAGTAGCGACCAGTCGCCTGGTTTTGGCTCGACGGCCCAGCCTTTCCACATATTCAACCAACCTTCGTGCTCACGCGAAGGGTCAAAGATGATGCCTTTATAAGCCCTACGTTGGGGGCTCTTGAGCCACAGGTCGGCCTTCGTCACCAGCTTGTCGCCTTTCTCTACAAGCTGGTTTTCATAGGCTGAACGAAAGTCGCTCTTGGTCAGGCGTTGATAACGGACACGTCCATCGAAAATTGGATCGCGCTCCTCCGTGATAACTTGGAATCCGCTATCCAGCACAACGTAATGCCGCGCGTTCATTTCCTCGATGATGGCATCGAGAGCGGACAGCTTCGGCGGCTGACGCAGGAGAGCGTCATCCACGCCGAGGCCAAACTCTTCATCCTCCCAGACTTCGAAGTCACACTCTGGCTGGACTCGTGCGACTTCACCGCCGGCAGCCTGAACGACCTTGTACAGGTACTTAATGGTTACGGGGCGGCCTCGCCGGCCAGCTGATGGGTTGGCATGCAGCGAATCCCAGCGGCGGCCGATCAGGTAGCCGTGGTCTTCATACCCTGAGGCCTGAGTGGACCAGTCGATGAACTCCTGACGACCTTCGCCGGCAGTTGCGTGGTGACAGGCCATCATCAGCGGCAGCCACTCAGAGTCATGGTCCTTAAAGTCGTCAGGGTCGAGCTGATCCAGGGTCTCGGCGAGCATCTCGGGCGTCAATTCGCCGTAACCTGCAGCCTCTCCGTTTGCCCTGACAGGCCGCTTCGCCAGAGAAAGTAGCGATTCAGGCATTTGAGGTGCTTCGATGGGCGGGGGCGTAAGGTCGTCCCACTCATAGCGCTTGCCGCACGGATGGATTGAGCCAGGAGCCACCACTTGACGGCCGAGACTCTTAAATTCGATCCCCGGATAGTTCTCCAGGCTGTCCATGAGCGAAAGGTCTTCAGGCTTGCGGAAGTAATAATGGTGGCCGCCTGAGCCCGTGATGACGTGTGGCGCGGAGGACAGGTCGATCCCTGAGTCGGCCACCAGCTTCGCAAGGCTATCAACGCCACCTTCGAAATTCCGCGGGTCCACGTCGAGAACTACCCAGCTAGCCGGCAGGCGTACTCCTACATTCAAGCCGTCCCGCTTAGCGCGTTCCAGTACCGCCTCGTTGCAGTAGTCCTTCACTTGCCAGCTGCCGTCGATAGGGGATTTGCCACGAGGGCGCCCCCTTGCGTCTTTAGCATTCCAGCGATGGAGGGGAATCAATGTCAGGCCAGCGCGGATCAGACTGTCAACGTCAATCAACGGTGTTTTTTGAGGAAGTGCGGCGGCATCATTGCTTCCGTAAGTCCCCTTTGATGTGTTCCCCTGGAGCCCGCCTTGCCCGCGGGCTTCTTTTTGCCTGTTCATTGGCCACCCCCTTTCCGCTTCGCGTTACTGGCGGCGAGATAGGCGCGCAGATCGCCCAGGCGGTAGCGGATAGCTTTCGAGCCAACGCGAACGTAATTGGGGCCACCGCCGTAACAGCGGTACCAGTTAAGCGAGTTTGGTTTGAGGGACAGGAAGGCAGCAGCCTCCGCTGAGTTGACAAGTACATCGTCGGGAAGAGCGTGAAGTACAGCCAGCTCGTCGAGGGTAAGGGTTTTCGGGTGGTAAGCCATCTCAGGGCCCTCCAGCTCAGTCGTGCGGCATAGCCGCGGGAAGACTGCCCGCTGTACGTCGCGGAAAAGAACCCGTTGCTCCCTTCAGTCAAAGGGCGGGTCTCAGCTGTTCTTGCCACTGAAAGCACTTCTGGCTGGCCTGATGGCAAGCCCTCGAGCCATTGAAGCTCGATTGGTTCATATCGTTACATGGATTTTGATCGATGAAAACCAGCACTTCCCCCGGCCGTCCAGGTGCCCGCATGTCGCGTCGAAACAGACCTGATAGCTCAGCGTCAGGCGAAGCTGCGCCGCAAGCGCCACGCGCGACCTGAGGAGACCGAAGGCTGCAATGTCGGCCACCGCCGGGGCTGTCGAGGCTGAAAACAAAAAAGCCACCCATTGCAGGTGGCCTTTTATCGACAAAATGGTGCCGCTTGCCCGACTCGAACGGGCCACCCCATCATTACGAATGATGTGCTCTACCAGATGAGCTAAAGCGGCATCGGCTGTCGGTGTTGTTCAATTCGTGTTTGGGACGCTCCCTTGTTTCGAACCGAATCGGCTGCAAGCCTAGTGCCGCAAGGCTTACAGCCGATTTATCGAGACAAAGTGCACCGATTACGAATGCGCTGCTCTACCTACTGAGCTACACCGGCGCCAGGCGGCGGATTATCGGAGGTTATGCGATCGGACT